TAGAACTTTTACGCAGTTCTGGATATGCAAAATCACCATCTGGCGTTTTTTCATGGGCTTTTATCCAAATAGCCCTAGCCTGTTTTCTATCAAACCCTTTTGGTTGAATTTGGTTTAATGAAACTTCAGCTTTAATAGCAGCACGTTCTGGCGAGTTTTCGGGGTATAGTTCAGCAAGGGTTTTTGTTGCAGCTAATTTCCCTTGAGATAGTTCGTTTTCCCTCATTAACGATTTCAACTTGATAGCGTTCATTAATTGATTTTGATAGTTTTGGTTCCCTTTATTCATGTTTTGCCCAAGAGTGCCTAATGCTTGTGATGCCAACAATGCTGGTTGACCTACGTTTGTAGTAGGTGCGCCAGCAGCCCTCATTTGCGCCCCGTATTGAAGTAAGTTAGAAAACAAATTTTGCTGTTGTTGGGCTTGACGATATTCTGGATTAGCTATTTGAGAAAAATAATTTTGGAATAATTTATCATTCATTATTTAACCCCTTCCAAATACGCCGAATTGTCCAAAGGGACCACCCATGCCACCTAAAGCCCCAGCAATTCCAGCGAGTGAGGCTATATTGCCTATTGTGCCAGCAGTCTTATCTTGGAATATTGGCGTTGATGTTGACGAAGTTCCACCAAATTGCCCACCAGCTACTAAGGACATATAATCTGCTAGTGCCTTCTTTTCTGCTGTCTGTTCTAAATTAAATCTATCAATATCTTCCTGTAATTGCGCTCCAGCCTGTCCTTCACGGGCTTGTCCTACGCTTAATAGCTGTGCTGGGTCAACGTAATCTAATGAGGCTAGTTGAGGCAACTGACTAGCAGCTTGCATCTGTCTGTTTCTCTCAGCGTCATATGCGCCACGTTGCGCCCCGTAATCACCAAAGGCCATCTGTGTACTTACATCACTTATTTGATCTGCAAGGTTTTGTTGTGCCATACTTTGTGCTTGCGCTTGTAATCCGCTACCATAACGACCAGCACCGCTAAAACGAGCATCAATTCCGGGTTCAACTACAGATTCATAATTGCGTCTTAAACCACTGGTTGCGCTATCAATCGCACTAGCTAGGTAAGGGTTGTTTTCATTTAAAAACGGATTGTCCCTTAATAGATCGCCTCTAGCTGCCCCTAATACAGTATCTTGCGCCGTTGTCGTTAATGGGCTTCCACTAACTGCTCTGCTCTCTATAGAAGATAAGGCTTGGCTTGTAGCTGGATCAAATGGGACAACTGTACTTCCGGGAAAAAACTGTTCTGGTTTATCTAAAACATCGCTTCTAGCCCTTGCGAAACCTTCCTCAAGAAATGGCTGTTGACCACTCCACGGATCATTGGTCTGGGTTACGACTTGAGTTCCTGTCTGCTGTGGTTTTGAACTATTCATAATTGCTTCCTGTAAATTGTCTCGTTTCCATCTTGTTTAATCACTTTATAATCTAAATATTTTTTCCAACCATTTCTACCTATCAACTCAATGGCGAAACACCCTTTATCCTTTGCCCATTCTTCTATCGTTTCAATATGGTTAATCCATCTTTTTATATTATTACCAGCACACATAAGAATTGAACATAACAATCCTTTTGGTTCTATAAATAAGGTTTCAGTAATACAACACGCTCTAATTTCTTCATCCCATGCAATCCAAAGCTGGTAACGTCTTTCCTTTAATCCTTCATATACTTCTATGGCAGTTTTATCAGAACCTTTATCAACTACCCTTTGTATCATAGGCTCTATTTCATGCCAAATATCATCTACTTCCTCTTGCTGAACACCCCAGAGTTGCGTCAAAGATACTCGTCACCGAAATCAGACCAATCACCCCAATCGCCCAAGTTCCCGCCTGTATCCAGACCCTCGTAATCAGCACCGCCATAATAAATATCACCATAATCCACACCGGGAGCGCCAAAGTTATCACTTGTAATAGAAGCTGCCCCAAACGGGTCTATTCTATAAGTTGAGGGTATTTCCCTATAGCCTTCGCTTTGTTGGTCTATAACTGTTAGCGGTCTGCCTTGATACCAACTATCTGAATCACCCATAGCACCAGTTGGCGCATCTCCTAAAGCACCCATATCTAATTGCGTATTCGGAACATATTGACCACCGCCAGCAATATTACCTCCCAACCAAGTCATGTTTGGTCCTATTGCTATTCTATCTACAGGGACACCCTCAGTTTCGTAAAACGTGGGCTGTGTATCACCGCCAAAAATATGAGGAACTAAAGACATAAGTCCGGCTCCGGGGATGGGTGATGTAACCAAAGGCATTATAGCTCTAGCAAGCCCACCAAGAGCTGATCCGGGAGCTTTTACCTGTGCTATATCGAAAGGCTCTCTAAAAGGTGCTGTGAAGAAATCAGTAACTTTTTCACGCATAGTTGTGGGGGTGCCTCTTTCACCATACCCACGACTAAAATATAACGGACCAGAAGGTGTTTGGTCGTTGGCAGTAATACCCTTATCTGTTTGATCTGTTTCTATATTTAAAGGGGTAGCCTTTAATTGTTCAACAAAACGTGGGGAACCTAATGATGGCGGAGTAGCAGATAGGGATTTACCTGTTAAAGGCTCTCCAAATTCACTTTTATATGGGTCAAAATAAAAACTCAGAGGCTCCATTCCCGATTGTTGTAGCTTCTCTATCGGAAACCCTTTAGTAGTAACCAAAGATCTTGGCAATTGGTCAGATGTTTGACTTGTTAAATCTTCATCAACAAAAAACCCTTGATCCTCCCTTTTACGGAATTCCGGTGGTCCGGAGTCTATATAAGGAATAGTTCTGCTAGAATCAAATGGGTCTATTATTCTAAAATCGACCCAAGGAACGAAGGAGTTTTGGAAATCACCCCAACCACCTTTGTTGTAGCCGAAAGTATATCCCGGATCATCATAATAATGATGAAAAGGGGAAAACTTACTTATTTTAGAGAATATCCCAGTTTTTTCAACCATGAAAAGTAATCCTATAAGTCTTATCTGTATTTGAGTTGTTAGCGTGAGATATTGTTACTTGGTTGTTAACCCGCCCACTTTCTGAAACATACATTGTGTCAACAATAGCTGCTGCGTTAGAAGTTGTAGGACTCCAATGTAGTGCTGTCTCTAGTCCAATTCTTGCGTCTGTAAAAGTTGTAGAAGATGCGTTGGCAGCTAAAGTCCATAATGCTGTATTATTTAACTTGCCTTGCATAACCCTACGGGAAAATTCCAATACGTCCCTTAGAAATAAAGGTGTATTAGCTGTTGATGCGGTAATACCGGGAAATTCACTCATTTAATAATACTTTGTGTAAATTAATTCGTCCTCTGGGACATCCAATGTCCTCCACGGCGGAGTTTCTTTTCTTTCTTGTGGTGAAAAATCCATTCTTGTTTGGACGTTTCGTGCTTCGGCTTCCCTAGTTGTGTTTATTCTTGATGACGGCATTATAATAAATTTATTCTATCTAAAACGTCTTGGTCCCAAGTGACGTAATTGCGAGTAATCTTCCGACTAGCGGTGCTAATAACTTTTTCTATTTCGTTAATCTCGCTCTCAGCATAAAGCTCCCTTGGATTAGAATCCTTAAATAACTTCATAGCTTTCTCAGAGTCACCGTTAGATTGGCCTAACCACTTACGCGCCTCGTTAGCAATCATATTGTCGGGCAATATGTCTGGATCATATCGACTCATCTGATCTCTATACTTGAGGCCGGGGATACCAGCTTCGCTGAGAGCTTCGGATGCGGCTTTCTCCTGTAAAGCTCGTTTCGCAGATGGTAGCCAAGCGTCGGGGTGTGAACTCACGGCATTTCCAAAACTAACAAAGAGGTGATCCTGTAAATCTTCGCCTGTCATTTTCATAAAATCATCGTATGAGATCAGCGTGGCATCATCGCCAAAACGCTCGATACGATTAGCATTAATTTTCTTTAACAGGTCTGGCAGCGCTTCCTGTACGGTGGGCGGTTGCTTACTCAACGGCGCGTCAAAATCTAAATACTTGGCGGCGTCGGCGTCGGGGATGTCGAGCTTGTAAAGCTCACCTCTATTGCCTGCCAAATTATCCTTATAGGCTTTTCCAACATCTTTTGCTTCCGCAGTATAAAACCCATGCCCGTATGCTGTAGCGCCTTCGCCAGTTCCAACTTTATCCAAACGCGGACGGCCTGCCGAAAATCCCGGTTCAGGTTTCCACTTATGCGGAGAACCATGCCACACATTTACTCCGAGAAGACCCTCGTCAGCCCCTTTAAATGCACCTCTAGCTAGACTTGAAGCTAAAGCTCCACCTGCTGGTCCCATATAACCTTCAAACACTTGTTCTGGGGTTACAGGTCTACCTCCACCTGCTTCAACTACAGTTAAAGCATCTTTTACCAATTTAGGTGTAACGCCCCATTCTCTGTATGGTAAGAAATCTTCCCCCATATTCCATGCAAGGGGGTACATCGTTCCTCTAGCTGGTTTAAGGTCGCCCTCTCGATTATAAAAAGGTGGGTATTTTGTAAAACCATACCTTGATTGAGCTACTTCAGCAGCCGTTGATCCTTTTGGGTTAAAAAAGTTGTTAAGTAAGCCCCTGCCCCCAGTATTTGATATTGCTTGTAATGCTGTAAACGGCCTCATAACAGTTGAAAATTGTCCTTTAGGTATATTTGGGACTTTGGCTTTATTCGTAAAATAATCAGCCATTACGCAGTTCCGTCAGCGGTTACGTCAGCATCTACTCCTTGTGCGTGTGTCCAAGTTGCGTTAGCTGCTATGTTAACTTGCGCTCTGGCGTATCTTGATGAAGTTGTAAAATGCGCCTGACCATCTGAATCTATACTGGAAGCTGACCCCGTTGAAATTGAGCCACCAACGTCATCTCTGGTTTTTAGAGCCACTGTGACATGGGAGTTGTTAGATACGTCTATATAAGGCCGTATGCCGTCTATAAGCACCCTTTCACCGCCACCTATCTCCTGACTTTCAATTGTCGCAGCAAGATTGTTACCAGAGAAAGTAGCGTTCTTTTTATCTGTATCAAAAACCGCCAACACTTCTTCACCGCCCGTCCAAATACGGGAATCGAGCGAATAGGGTAGTGCATCAAGATTACCGACAGCATTTAATTCCTCCAATGTGTAACCTTGTGTTAAATCCGTAAATAATACTTGTGAATTAAATTCAGCTTCAGACCACTCGCCTAATGACCAGTTATAAATTAAAGCCTTTGTAGCATTTGACGTTGAACTTGATGGGTAAGTCCACATAACAACTTTATTTATAGGATCAGAAGCACCCCAAACTAAATGAGGGTAATCTTGTTGGAATCTTGAAAAGAAAGTCTTATCAACCTTCTGATCTCCGATGGGTATAGAGTCCTGTCCGTTAAACTGATAAAATCCATCATTAGCTAAATAAAAACACGCATCACCGATATTTACTACTGAGCGTGGTGCTATAGTGCCTCTTGCTCGTTCAACTTCGTAAAATTCAAATACTGTAGGAGGTCCAGCGTAGACAACACGATAAACCGCTTTATCCATAAACACGACACCATCTGTACCACCTACCGCTCCAGCAATAGCTTGCACCCAACCACCTGATGGTAAATCTTGCCTGTCAGATTGTTTACTGGCAGCGTCAGAACTACCAATAGTAGGCCAATCTGTCGGGTCGTTAATAGCACTCCACCAAACTCTGTTTGCCACAACGCCATCACTTGCATCATATGTATTCCCAACCATGATAAAATCTTTTATCTGGGATATATGTCTGGCTCTAGGCGCAGCAGAATCTAGGTCGGCAAATACACTTGAAGACCCCATAACGAAACTTTGTATATTTGTTCCATGACCACTTACAGCTATAACTCTCTCGCCAAATTTAGCAAATTGCCAAGAATCATCATCTGCTACAGAAGGAGTAGTTGATCCCGTTACTGACGCATAAGTTGAAGATGTTAATTTATATAATTTACTTGTATCGCCAGCAAACGAAAAAACATCCCCAGATGAATTTCTAAAAGCACCAGCACCTAAACAGTTATTGTCTATAGCGTTGGTTAGTGCCGTAACTGTGCCAAGAGGTGCGTATGAGTTTTTGGTTCTTGGTATTACATTCTTTGCGACAGTAGAAAACGTACCGCCAGCATCTAAATCAGGTTGATCGGGGGCAAACTCCCCAAAAGGAATCATAGATGTGAATCCGTACTTATATTATAACGCCTTTCACTGCCAAGCGTTGCATCGTGTCTCATTCGTACCCTACCTTGTGTCTTTGAGTTAAGGCGGTTAATTTCTTCTATAATTTCATCCCTAAGAGGCTTGTATATCGCCATGCGCTTATCGGCTTGCCTTGATGTGGCAGCTTCAAAACATGAAGCATATAAATACGCATCTGGGTAATTTGTCAGTAGCCAATTTGTGCCATCTGAAGTTAAATTATTTGCCTTATAGTAAACCGCTTTTAATGTATAGTTTTGGTCGGCAGGTCTTTCAAATTCATATACTGTCGCACCAACCCTATATAACGCTGGCTTGCCAGAACTTGATTGTCCCCAGTAGGTTAAATCTTTGTCTGTAGCCATTGATAATTGAGTTAAATCGCTTGTGTGAAACAAGTCAATGTCGCTTAAAAAGCCTGTTGGTAAAGACGCAGTAGAATTAGACGAACTTAGAGACACGTTGGCCGTAGCCCTCATTTGGTGTGTCCTCAAGCGTCTATTTAATACAGCTTCTCCCCGTAATATAAAATCAGCTAAACCATTGACAAAGCCAGAATCATTACGAGAAAACTCTGATAAAATAGCGTCTTTAAGATTGTCGTAATTTGCTAAAGCCATCTATTTTTTCTTCGTAGTTTTCTTTTTACCAGCTTCTTGAGGGCTGTCTTTCCATCCCTTTGGAATGTCTTTTTCGTCCTCAAATAGCTTAGAAACTATTTCGCCTTTTTCTGTTTTGTATTTCCAAATAGCCATCCTGTCCTCCTAAAAAGGGTAGGGGGAAAGCCGAAGCCCTCCCCCCAAGGTGGGTGTTAGTTCATCTGTATTCGACAAGCCAACTCTGGACGTATGGCTTTATAACCATACAGGACATCAATTCGAGTTGGGAAAGTATCAGCACTAATGCTGTAGTCTCTCACAATTCTCATTGAAATGCCGTCCATAACTTCTCGTGCAGCAAAATCTACGCCTTTAGGCATTACAAGGTCAGCAGTTGCAAAGCAGAAAGCGTCTTTGTGATATGCAAGGGAAACACCATAATCGGCACTAGCCCCAATATCAGTTGATTGGTCACTTTCGTTTTTATGCAAAGCTGCGTTGTTAGCTGGCATAGCACTTACATTTTGCTTCGCTCCAGAACTATAAAGGGCTGGGGAGAAAGCAATTGTAGTGGCAGAAGTTCCAGAGTTTGCAGTAACAGTAAACTCCTTCAACTTCGTGCTTGTTGCCTTAGTCTCAGGATGCACAGCATAGACACCAGCAAAATAGAAGATATCCCCTATTAAGAATGTGCCAGCACCAGTATCAGTAGTAATTGAAGTAGAACCTTCAGCGATAGTTCCACTGTCATTTACGAGATAATCTGCTGTTCCATCATCTGTACCCGTGGTGTGTTGAGGCCACATTGAGTTTTCCATAATTTCAGAGAACCCGAATGTATTAGAAGCAACACGACCTTCCTTGTAGTTTTTGCCTAGATTGTTTCGGTCATTGTATAGACCTTTCAAGGCTTCAACCAAATCAAGGTTATCTTGGGTGTTAAGGTTTAGACAACGCTGGTCATATGGAGCCAAGTTGTCTGTTAAGACTTTAGAAGCAGTCAATACGTCACTTGATGTAATGGTTGCCCCAACGTCTGTAACGTGGTTGTAAACATCCTTATACATGGACATTGCGTCAGACTCAATATTGGCAGCCAACACGCTCATTGCTGGCTCTAGTATTCTTTGACCAAAGTCATCAATATCCAATGTTAAATCATCGGAAGTCCAAGTAGTATCGACACCCTTTTGGGTGGCAACTTGAAGTGTTACAGAACTTTCAGACACATCTTGCGAAGAAAGTGCAGCACCGCTTCTAACAGTGTATTGGTTGGGAAGTCTGATTTTCAAACTATCGCCAATCTTTGCACCGCTTTTTCCAAAAGATGAATCATAGGAGCGATTAATCGTTCCAACAAAATTCAACTTCTGGTGCAGAATACGGAGGGCTTCTCTCGTAACTGCGGTGGGTGTTAAGTTTGTATTAGCCATTTTATCCTCGTTTAGCTATTTGAGCATTCCGTCTCTTTAACCATTCTTCCGTACTAAGACTATCATTTAAGCCACGATTAGCAACTTTCTTAGGTTTAACTCTCGTAGCCTGTGGAATAGGCTCTTTGGATTTCTTGGTCTTTTTGACAGTTTGCTTCTGTTGAAGTTCATCAAATAGTCTGGCTTTATTAAGAATGTTAATTAAAACAGGGTCATAATTTGTGCCAGCTAATTGCTGTTCGTTTAAACCGCTTTTTACCCCAAAATCAAAAACGGCTCTTTCGGTATCAGCGTTCCAGTTCGGGACTATCTTTTCAACTTTTGACCGATTTGCCTCAACTACCCGTGCCGTTTCCGTGTGGGCTTTTTGTTGAGATTCGGTTTGAAGTGAACTTAGCCTATCCGTAGCCTGTTGTCGCTGTTCCCGTAATTGATTCAACTGTATCTGCGCTTGTTGCGCTGCGTTAGGGTCTTGGGTTGCCCATGTATTCCAATCTATCTCATTAAATTGAGCTAGCTGTTGGTCTATAACGCCTAATTGAGTGTAAGCCTCAGTGTGGGCAGTCTGCAACTGAATAGCCTCTTGGAAACGGGTTCTATCTGAATCCAAATCTTTCCGTTGTTCTGCAATTTCCTGAGTCTTGGTAGTGTAGTCACTTTGACGCATAATTGCGTCTTTAAGTTCGGGGGGGATATTATATTCTTTTCCCTCAAACTCAACAATCTGTAAATCTTCTACGGCTTCTGGCTGTTCTTCCGAATCTTCTTCCGAATCCTCATCCGTATTTTGATCAACTTCCTGTTCAGTAGATTCCTCAATTTCTTCTTCGGCTTCTACTTCTTCTTCAACGATTCCTTCATCAGGTTGTTCGTCTTCCATTATTACCTCTTTCCTAAAGTTACGACTCCCAGTTGGGTTGGTCGATTACCCCCGAAAGGGATAATTTACGACAGGACTAAAACTTTGTGCCTGCGCTAAATCCTTTTGAATTTCTGCTTCCGCTTCCATGCGGTCTGTCTCAGCCTCAAATTGGTCAATGCCTACCTTTTGCCTATCAAGATTTAATTTCTGTTGGTCTATAGCTATCTTGGCTGCTGCTTCCTGTTGATCGGCTTCTAGCTGTCTAATTCTATCAACCGCCATCTGTAATTGCGCTACTAAGTTTGCTTTCTCTGGGTCTTCTGGTTGGCCTTGCGTTATCTTTTCTAATCGCTTGGCTATTTCATCTGCTCCCGGCCAATCTAAATTCTTAGCAAATATATCCCCGATTATTGGGGCTGCTTCTGGGAATACTCTAAGCAACTCCATCATCTGTGTCGCTGCTTCTTCCCGTCTTGATGTAAAACTTGGACCTGACCTTACAACTAAATCATATTTGCCTTTAGTTAAATCGTAAACACGAGCTTTCATTTGACCCATTTCGTCCATTACAGGCTGACCTTGTTCGTCCATCATCGGAATAGGCTGATTTACCTGTACGTTTTCTGGCTTATCGTCTTCACCTAAAACCCTGATTATTCTTTCCCCAGAATACACATGAGGTATTAAATCTAGGATAATTTTGCCAGCGTGCTGTATAGCTCGGTTTAAATTATCTATAAAATGAAATGTTGAGACATCACCCTCACGTTGTCTCGCCATGATTGCCCGTCCTGATGTCTCATTCGATGGCGCGCCCATACTTGCATCAAACATACCCAGAACTTGCTTCATGTCGTCTGATGCGTTTAAAGCCTCTTGTAATGCTCCAGCAGGTGGACCAGCAAAAGGTTGCCGTTGTGGAGGTACATTTCCGTCATATTGTAAGTATGGGTGGCTCTCTGTGTTAGCTGTTGCCCATTTATCGCCATCTTCATCAAACGCCCCTACTGGGCCAACGAACGGGGCTTTAGGTGCGAGTGCTACTAATTCCGTTGATGCTGTTCTCCAATAGTTATATATCCTCTGTGGGTCTTTAGCATCCCGTATAAGAGATTTAAAATACCTTTTACCTTCAACCCAGTTTTCTTCGCCATAAACTGGTATAATTGGAATATACATTCCCGGCCAGTCTATTTCCTCTAATACTTCTTCGCCGTTTAAAGTATATCTTTTAACCTTCCATGATTTTACTGTGCGGTTGTTTTCTACGAATACTTGTTGAACGTCAAAATAATCTTTCTGCTCTTCGTAAACGTCTTCATCTATTACTTCGCCGTTACTTAACAATACTATAGGCCGATCAACTTGCTCTCTCTTCCAATAGTCAACAACTCTAATTGAATCCTCGCTATACCAATCTGACTCTTGGTCAACTTCATAATTGCCGTCCCAATCAATTTTTTTAGCGTCTGGGAACTCTTTTTCAAACTCTCCATGGGACATCATATCGGAAACAAAACCTACGTTCCAATCTGAACTATCGGCTGCGGTGCTTCTTGGGTCTCCGTAAACTGTAAATGGGTTCGCTACCCTTTTAATTAAAATATCTTGCTCAAAGGTATCATTGTAAGCGTGGTCTACATCAATTAGAAAGTAACCAAACCCTCCAGTTACCGCATCAATGAGGGCTGTGTCGTATGCCTCATCTGAGTTAGAACTTATTTGAATATTTCTTATAAGCCCGTTTAATATCTCGGCACATTCTGGGTCTGCGTTATCGTCTACAGGGAACACTTTAATGCTCGGAGTGTTTTGCCTTGCATCGTTAGTAACCTGACGAATAAAAGCTGGCATACGATTAATAGTTAAAGTTGGTCTGCCTTCTCTAGCTCGTTTGCTTCTATCGGATTCATCCCACTGCTCACCCAGTCTTGCAAAACGAATATCTTCAGACGCATTTTCCCTGTTTTCTTCTTCTGCTTCCTGTGCTGCTTCAAAGGCTTCTTTGGCTTCGTCTACAATATCACTCAATTTACATATCCTTTGCAATACCCCAAGACTGATCGGGTACTTTTATTAATTCGCCGTTCCTATTATAAATAAGATGAGGCGTTGCAGTTATAGAAATTGTACGCTTCAATTTCTCATCACTAATTCTGTTTTCGTAATAGACAGATAAACTTGGTGATGGTGAAACTGGTGGTAATGGCTCTATCATCAAACTTACTATCTTAAATTAAATTAGGTTGTAGTTATTAGTATCTAGTATTGGCATTGCGGTCGCATTGCGGTCGCATTGCGTTCGCATAACCTCACCATTGTTTTTATTACGTTTTTTGGGTTCTTCTGACCATCTTTTGTTAACATTGTTGCTGTTATCCCATCCATGATGCGCTTACGTTTTCTCTATGGTCCTTTTTAGGTTTTTGCCTGTTTAACTTAGGAAAC